GCGCGTTATGGCCGTGGGACACGCGGTGAAGGCGTCATCGCCGGCAGTGGTGGTGGTGGTGGCACCGAAGGCAAAAGCGGCGGCGATACCACCCCAGTCAACGGCGCCATTGATGTCCGCTACACGGTGGAGCGCATCAACAGCGTGGATTACGTTACTGCTAACCAATTCCAACAGGGGATGCAAAAAGCAGCCATGGAAGGCGCCCAACGCGGCCAGCAAGCAACATTACGCCGCTTGCAAAACTCCAGTTCTACACGTAGATCGGTTGGCATCTAATGCAGTACGCACTTGGTCACTACCTACGCCTTAAGCAAGACAACGGCAATGTCCGCGCATATCAGAACTTTTTTGTCCAATCTCAAATTGACTACCAAGGGTACGTGCATGGATTCCTGCCATTCGGATTTAGTGGAATATCAGTCAACAGGCAAGGCGACAACGTAGACGCTGCTCTTACCTTCCCAAACAACGACCTCAGCCGTTCTTGGGCATCTCAAGCCACCCTTGAAAACTGGCTTGCGTTTGTTGACGTGGTGCTAATCAATCCTGATAATCCAAACGCCTCTAGCATTTTGCACACCTACGCTGGCGCAGTTAACTCGGGTGCATGGGATGACAGCTCGGTAAACCTGACGCTCAATAGCGTGTTGGATGCGGTCAATGGCAACGTACCAAACCGTACGCTGCACCAAGGAATTGTGGGTCGATTGCCTGCCAGTCGCTATGTCCGTTTTTGATTTAATCGGCAAGCCATACCGCTATGGCGCAAACGGCACCGATCCAGATGGTGCAGTCGATTGCATCCATGCTGTACTGCTGGCACTAGACGCCATGGGTATTCCGAGGCCAGCAACCAAATCCAGTTGGTATGATGGCAGCAGAATTGCCATTGCTCGCGACCTATTGCAGTGGGGAACCCGCGTTAATGAGGCTAGTATTGACGGAGATGTCGTGCTCCTAGCCCGCGATCAATACATTTTCGGAGTGACATGGCAAGACGGACTGATCCACTGCAACGAGCTTCGACAGCAAGTGGCTTGGTACCCTATCAAGATGTTGCAGCCCGTGTATATAGTGCGCCACTGCTCCCGTATGAACGCCTGCTGATTGATCAGCTTGGTTTTAATGAAGACGAGTACCGCTGGTATAAAAGCGAGGTTGCAAAACGTAACCTAACCAGACCGGGTGAATACGAGCACATCCCGGATATTCAAAATATTCCAGCAGCTACTCTTATTCCTATTCTTATCAGCCTTGCAATTGGGGTTGTAACAAGTGCAATTTCATACCTTCTACAGCCAGGGGCACCAGAAGCGCCAAAGCAAGCGCGGCAAAAAGAAACACAAAGCGTTAATGATACAAGGCGTTTTAATCAAACCTTTGGCTTTGAAGGCGCGGCCGAACTAGCACAATATGGGCTGCCAATCCCCATACCCTTTGGACGTTGGACGCAACGTGATACTCATACAACTGGCGGCATGATGGCCGCACCAGTGCTGGTCTGGTCGCGTATGTTTAGTTATGGCAGCAGCCAAGGATATAAAGGTCTATACCTAGTCGGTGAAGCAGAACTTACAGCGCCAGACATCTCAGGGATCTTTATGGGCACAATGCCCTTATCGTCATTACTGACACAGCAATATGCGTTGTACTGGTCAAGCAAAGTAGGCACTAACCGCATCAAGCTAGCCGACATATTTGCTGGCACTCAAGGCGGACCACAGGATGGGAACGCTGAACCATATGACGATGTTTATCAATGCCCAACACTATCCGCCATGGTGGATACAGGGTTTTGCTCTGTTTACACACCAACCGGCAATTTAGAGTTTGGCGCTTACGATCCCATTCGTAATGGCACACCTTATCGATACAACTGGCAAATTATTAGCGCACCCGACGGTCGTGACGAAGGCAACCGTTTACGCGCTACACGACGCAAAATTGCTGGCTCACAATCAAACCAGTTAAACGCTGGAATGCCGGGGGAAGGTGCAGGCTACACCTGCGCTATGGGTTTGATCAGCCATAACGGCAGCGAAAAGAATCTTCCCACCCGCGTTACGGTCAGTGTGGGCGACACGATTGTTTTTAGAATTGCTAGCAGAGATTTTTTTAACGAAGACTTTGATGTAGCAGCTTTTGCAGAAGGTGCAGGCGTAACAGCATCTGACATGCGGCAACGCACCATATCTGGCCGTCAACAAGCTGATGATATGTTGCAAATAGGCGAAATTTTTATTATTGCAAGAACAATGTGGCAAGTATCTAACCGATCTCTCAACGTATGGGAAGTCAATAATGGCGATCAGAACATAACACTAAAGTGCATTGAATTGCTGGGGGGCAGTAAAGAAATTGGCATTGCAGGGTTGCAAATGTCATACATTCAACAATTTGGTTACGAAGGATCCCGCTATGAGGATTGGTGGGTTGGCCCAAGTTATTTCCCATTGCTTCATGTTGCAACTGGAACAATACGCAATCAACGAGTTGTTGATGCAACTGAAATTGGCATTAAATCACAAGTCTGGAACCAAGCATCTAACCTGTGTAATTTCCCCGAAGTCCCAACACCATCAGAACTAATACGGTTTGATAACGGCAATATCTCCCTTACTACAGGCACACAAACAAAATACTTTGAACGGACAAGCTTTTTTACAATCATGCTCAGGCCAGTTGGCTTAGCACCTGATGGGCAGCCGTACTCGTGGGAACTGCTTGGAGAACAATTTGCCGTTACAGGTCGCGCACCAGTTGATCAATACAATTACATCCGATTAAAGAGCCGTACTCCCGGCCAATTTGAATATCGACTGATTCCAAAAAATGGTGCAGACGTACGACAATTTAGTCCACCAGATACGGTAATTTGGCGCCTTAATGCCAATGGCGGTCAACTACTTGGTGACAATTACCAAACACCGTACGGCGAATTTCGTGTAACAATAACAGGCGATACAATCACACCAAGTCAAGTACAAAGAAACACTGAATTCAGAACACGCGGGCTGCCGCCTGGGACAGGTCGATTTGAACGGCGACCGTCACGCCTTGAAGTCGTTGAATGGTTACCTTCAGATATACAAGGTGGCAAATTTGGTGGGTGGCATGTAAATGTTCTTACAGGTTACGCCGTAGATTATCAAGGCCAATACAGAGAAGCAATCAATACTTTTTCAGCTGGAGGGTACAATATACAGGTTAAAATTCGAGCCAGGTCTATTTATAGGCCAGAGAATCCATTTAGCGATTGGGAGTGGGAAAACCCGTCGGAAATGACAATTTTAAGTTGGGGCAAGCAGCCACCAGATGGTTTTGAATTTACTCAGTATTACAACGTCTATAACGATTACTGGACTAGACCCCAAGCGGTTGGGCCTAGGGTGCGTGTTGTTTATGAAAATATTTGGATTCCAGTAACAGCAGAAGATAATGCACGCAGTTTTGAGGATGCTAGCCAAATTGCGGATATTTCACACTACGCGGAAGTAACAAAATCCAACGCATCAAGTCCAGAACATACAATCGTTTATGTCAACGAAAGTGTTACCAATCCAGAGATGCCTATATACAACAGCTGCACAATGTTTGGACTGGCGTTGCGTTCTAGCCGTGCCGTAACAAACCTAGATCAAATGCGTGCATGGATACCAGATGGCGTTCCAGCCTACCGATTTGATTCGGACAGCACTGGACCAGCAAACAAATTTTCAGATCTTGTTTATTTTCTGCTGACTGATACGCGCATGGGCGCTGGCACTCGCGTTGCTGCGGACTTGATTGACACTGCTGGTTTTTATCGTGCGGCTCGTTTCCTAACTGAAAATCGAATTTACTTTGACGGCGTAATTGACGAACGTGTAAACCTGCGCAGTTACTTGACTACCATTGCACCATTGCACCTGTGCAATTTTGTAATTGCCAATGGTAAATTTACGGTGGAACCTGCACTGCCAACAAATTCAGATGGTACTTTAAATAGCGGTGCCATTCCAGTGGCGGCACTATTTACATCGGGTAACATCATTGAAGATTCATTTTCAGTTCAATATTTGACAAGCGAAGAGCGGCAAGATATTCGTGCTGTCATGAGTTACAGGGAAGGCGCCAAAAACCAATTACCCGAATCACGCTCCATGTTGGTTGCATGGGCAGATGATACGGCTGATCGAGCCAAAACCGAATCGTTTGATCTTACCCAATTCTGTACGTACAAAGAGCAAGCATTCTTAACGGCTCGTTATTTGATGAGTGTTAAACGGCGCATTACGCATACTGTTTCATTCCGCACTACGCCTGAAGGTTTGTATCTACAGCCCGGTAGTTACATTCGCGTTGTTACAAAAACCAGTCCCAACATTTCGTATTCCAATGGATCCATATCAAGCACTGGAGCGGTAACCAGTTTTGGTGACCCCTTGGCTGGGACGTACAGCATCTTTGCATACCGCCCAGGCGATCAAGATGTCCGTGATACCACCATCACCATTACCAGTAGTCAAACATCCGACACGTCATTATTTGGAGCGCTATTCTCTGTTAAAGACACACAGACCACCTGCAACGTCTATCAAGTGGACCAGTTAACCATGGATGCAGACGGTTTAGTGGAAATTTTGGCTAGTCACTTCCCCTGCGATAACCAGCACCGTAGTCTTATAGTGCAAGACGTGCTAAACGAATCCCTTTTTGATATTCTTGAGTAATGGCATTTCCATCGCTTATCCCGACATCGCGTGAATTCATGGCTGGGGACTACCCAGTCAAAGCATTCCGTTCGCAATCAGGCGCGGAAGTACGGATTTTGTACGGCTCAGACCGATTCAATACAAAACTTAGCCTATCGTTTGCGAACATTACCGACACGCAGGCTGAAGGTTTTCTGACGCATTTTGATGAAGTGCGCGGCACCTACGGCACCTTTGACATTCCGAGTGCAGTGTTGGCCGGGTGGGATGGTACATCGGCTGCACTAGATGCCCCCGGCAATGCCAGCTGGAGATACGAGTCAACACCACGGGTGGCATCTGTGACTTCAGGCGTTAGTAGCGTTACAGTGGACTTGGTTGCGGTCATCTAATGGCAAAGGTCTATACAGGCCGGGATGGCCGTCTACTGATTGATGGCACAGAGCAGATCAAGGTGTCCAGCTGGACCTTGAATGGGTCGCTTGAGATGCTGGAAACAACCACGCTTAGCGATTCACAGCGTAGTTACACCCCTGGCGTACAGGAATTTAAAGGTAGCGCTTCCTTGCTGTACTACAGCGATGATGCAGGGCGAAACGATGCTGCCACAGCGCTAAAAAAGGTTTTGCGTGTTGCCGGCGTCACCAGTGCAGACACAGTGGACCTACGCTTGCGTTTAATTGATGGAAACACCAACAGCGACATACGCATCACGGCTTACATTACCAGTGTTAATTTTGGCGCCAATGTTGGTGATGTAACCCGCGCCGAGATTTCGTTCCAGGGCACTGGAGCACTGACAGCGGTAACGATCTAATGGGCATCTACCTTGGTCGAGTTGGCAACATTGAACTTACCCGTAAATCACTAGAAGGCAATAAGGAGTCTATTGTCAATCCATCAGATATAAATACTAGCCGCAACCGCTTTAGTTTTGATTTTGACGAAGGTTATTTGATCAGCGGTGACTTTGTTGAGTTTACAACTCTGGATGGCACTAACCTTGATTTTGTGGCCACCACTGGATGGGCTACCGGTACTAGACATCCAAGTGGCAACTGGTACGTATTTATTGATGAGCTAGGTGGAATCAGGCTTTATAGCAATTTTGACGATAGCCTTGAAGGTGGGGCAACTGGAAAAATTGCACTGGCTGCTATTGCTAGAGATATTCCTATTAGCGTAAAAGTTCGTGACAGAGTGGGACGACTTATCGGAGATGTTACTGAATATGAAATCAATACCAACCGTGAAACTGTAGACATTACAACACTCAGCGACCAGCATCGTCAGCAATACAGCAGTCTGATTACCGGTAGCGGAAGTCTGTCAGCTCAGTGGGATTACGTCAATAATCCAGGCGAGGAATCCGCAAATTATCTGTTACAACTTGTGATTAGAACAGAAATTGGGTCATCATTTAGAGGAAAGTTTTACCTTAAATCAAGTAACACTTCAGCGCAAAGCGGTAGTGCCGCCGGTCAAGTCGACGATTCTTTGTGGTGGGAGTTTGATGCGCTTGTTACCGGAGCTGCCGTTGGTTTTACTCCCGGTGGCATTGTGTCCGCTACCATTGATTTTGTGGCAACAGGTCCGATTCGCCTACGTGCCCAGACCGTTCCAAACCGTTACCTGTTACAGCAAAATGCCTCGAAGATCGAATTGGAGCAGGATACAACTTCGTTTGTCCTGTTGGAAGAAGAGGACTAGGACTTAGACTTAGTACACTTGTAAACGCCATACGGACTTTTTGGCATGGCCGACCTTCGGATCAGTGAACTAGCAGCATTGGCCGGAGCAAATCTGGCGGCTGGCGACCTGCTGGCAATTGTTGATGTCAGCGCCAGTGAAACCAAGAAGATCACCGTCACCGATCTGGTGGGCAATGCCACCACGTTGATTGCTGATGCGACCATTCCAGGCGCCAAGATCCTGTTCAGTGCTGGCACAATTGCAGGTGCTTCCGTCGCTACTGGTGGTATCAGTGCCACCCAGCTGGCAAACGATGCTGTAACACCAAGCAAAATTGCCGATGAGGCAACAGTTGATCTGGTTACCACGCTGCCAGGCAGTGGCGCGTTTGTTGGACAACTGGCACTAGATACCGATGACTTGAAGGTTTACTGCTGGGACGGGAGCCAGTGGCAATCAATCAAAGCAGCTGGATCGGTCAACAGCGTTGTTGGCACAAGCACTGGCCTAGTCAATATCAGTATTGCAACAGCTGGCGATACGGTCACAATTTCAACTTCGCTGGACAATACCAGTGCAGCTGCACAATTTTTAGCTGGTCCGACATCCGCGTCTGGTGCGGTTAGTTACCGAACAATTGCAGGTGACGACATTCCGGTTGCTACAACCACAACCAAGGGTGGCGTTACCATCAATGGCCAGGGTTTACGTCTAAGTGGCAATCAACTTGAGGTCAACAATGATGTAACAGCAGAAGGCACGATTTACGGCGCTGTCCGGTACAACTCAAAAGGTCTGGTAACTGCTGGCAGAGCAATCACCTCAGTCGATCTACCAGTCGCAACATCCGGTGGCATTGGTGCAGTACGGCCAGGGACAGGGCTTGCAGTTGATGCCGGCGGTGTATTAAACCACACAAATACAATCGCCACTGGAACATTTACAAAGGTTACAATTGACGCACAAGGGCACGTTGCTGGTTCTGCTGCGCTTATAGATACAGATATTCCCAGCCTTCCAGCAAGTAAATTAACTTCTGGAACGCTAAGTGCTAGCTTGTTTGGCACCAATAGCATCACCGGGGCAAAATTAAGTAACTACTCCACCATCCAATTTGGTGGCGCAGGCAGCACCAGTGGAGTTGTTACGTTCCCAACGCCTGAGTTCACAGGCCAAATGTTTTTTGATGCTAGCAACGGCGATTTATATCTTTACGACGGCAATACCTATCAACCAATTACTGTTATCTCCGGTGATCTTGTGTATGCAGGTACATATTCAGCCGCTACAAATACAGTCGCATCAGTCACAACACGAGGTTCTGCTGTTGGCTTGACTGTAGGTGCTTCATTACCTGCTGCATCTGATACTAATATCCAGTATTACGTTGTTGTTTCACAATCAGGTAATGGCGTATCCCCAGCACCTGCTGTGGCATTGGCGCCACCAGACATGGTCATCAGCAACGGTGCCACTTGGGATCTTGTTGACGTTTCAAACGCTATTGCCGGTCAGATTGCATCTAACATTAGTGTTACACCTTACGGAAATATTGCCGCAACCAATGTTCAAACTGCAATACAAGAACTTGATGATGAGAAGGTAAGCAAAGCAGGCGATACAGTTACAGGAGCACTGCTAATTGGATCTGCTGGTTCCTTTGCTTTTGAAGGTAGCACCAACAATGCAAGTGAAACGTTTCTGACGGTTGTAGATCCAACAGCAGATCGAACGATTACACTACCCGACGCAACAGGAACAGTTGTCCTGTCTGGAGCAATTGTCAATGCAGACATTAACGCAAGTGCAGCGATTGTAGATACAAAACTTGCAACAATAGCCACGGCTGGAAAGGTCAGCAATAGTGCAACCACTGCAACCAATAACAACGTAAACAGTGCAATTGTTTCACGTGACGGCAGCGGTGGTTTCTCAGCAGGCACCATTACGGCTGCATTGACGGGCACAGCATCCAACAACTTGCCATTAGCAGGCGGCACGCTTACCGGCAATGTAATTTTAGATAATCAGGTTGATGCACGATTCCGTGAAGCAACAGCAAACGGTACTAATTACGTTGGTTTCCAAGCACCGGC